CGGAGTTGACCAACACGCCCCCTCTCGTGTGTGTACGTGCAAAATGGGGGATACGGAAGGAGGGTATAATGGGCGGTAGGCCACCAAAATCGGTCGCGCAGCACATTCAGGACGGCACCTACCAGAAGTGCCGCCATGCCGACCGGGGGACGAACCTTGAGCCGCTTGACGGCGTGGATTGTCCCGAATCAATCACCGGCAAGGCCCGCGAGATGTGGGAGTCGCTTGTTCCCGCGTTGTGCCGGGCAAGAATGGTTACAGCCGTGTCACTGCCGACGCTTGAGCATGCGTTCTACTGGTGGCAACAGGCACAGATCTGCCGCAGTGTCGTTGAGGCGGCCGGAGGAACAGCAAAGTATCTGCTTACGCTTGTTCAAGGCTCCGTGAACTACCTCAACCTAGCCCTCAAGTATGAGCAGGAGTTTGAGAAGATCATGGCGCAGTTCGGCGACACGCCCGTCAATGCCGCAAGGGTACGGGGCAACGTGACGGAGAAAAAGCTCGACACGGACGCAATCCTGCAGATCATGGGAAACGGCTAGGATGTGGCGGGATATTAAGACCGACCCGCCGCCAGTAGAGCAGCTTGTGTGGGTCACGAACTGGAGGGCCTTCTGTCTTGCAAAGCGCGTGTGCGTGACAAAGGGCAGAAAGTCCGAGTATCTATGGAATTACCGCTCGGTAATGATGCCGGATGCGGTTGCATGGGCAAGGCGTGAGGATTTTGAATCCTGCGTGATGCCTGAAAATGTGGAGGTAAGAATTTGACAAAGGAGTTGAAGAAGGACAAGCTCTATCTGCTGGACATCGAGTATGAGTTTGAAGATGACGAAGGACGGCAGTGTCTTTGCCATGACAAGCTGGTGGGATATGTTCTTGCCGAGGACAATGTCTTTTTCAAGGGGGGAATCTATACCTTCCAGACCGGCAGGAGTACCTGGTATTATGAGGGTGAAATGTCCCTGACAGTTCAGGAGTTCAACAAAATCGTGAAGAAGATCACGGTCATTGCTTAGGAGATTGTTTTGGATTTTGCTTATAACCAGTACATGAACGATGTGCTTTCCGGCAGAATCCTTACATGCCGCATGATCAAACTTGCGGTCAAGCGACACCAGAAGGACCTGAAGGAATCGTCCGGGGCATTTCCCTATGTGTTCGACGACAAGCACGCACAGAACGCAATCGCTTTTTTCTGCGAGCAGGTTCACACAAAGGGAAAGCTCGCGAGGACAAAGCTAAAACCCGAGCCATGGCAGCAGTGGGTTATTGCAATGCTCTACGGCTGGAGGCGCAAGGACAACGGCAAAAGACGCTTCCGGCGCTGTTATCTCCAGGTTGCAAGAAAAAACGGCAAGACGTTCTTTGCATCCGGTGTAGGACTGTATGACCTGATAAGCGAGCCGGGGGCAGAAGTCTATAGTGCGGCGACTAAATACAAGCAGGCCGAGAGAACTTTTTTGGATGCAAAAAACACAGTGCGATACAGTGCCACCCTCGCGCAGTTCGTCAATGTGCATGCTCATAACCTCACATGCGGGGACGGAAAGTTTGAGCCATTGAGTTCTGATTACCAGACGCAGGACAGCCTTAACCCATCCTGTGCCGTCATTGATGAGTACCACGCCCACAAGACGGACGATTTGCTCAACGTAATACAGTCCGGTATGGGAGCAAGGGAACAGCCACTTGTATTCATAATCACGACGGCAGGACACGAGCTGTCAAATCCGTGCCACGAGGAATATGAGCGCGTCTGCAAGATGCTTGAGGGGGCGAGGGGCTACGAGAACGAGACCTACTTGGGCATCATATACGAGCTCGACAAGGGGGACGACCCGGAGAACGAGCGGAACTGGATGAAGCCGAATCCGAATCTTGACGTAAAGGGAGCGCTCTCAACAGAAGAGCTTCGAATTGAGCTAAAGAACGCAAGGCAGAAGTCGTCGGCAATGGCGGAATTTTTGACCAAGCGAATGAATATGTGGATAAACAACGTGGACTGCTGGATAGACGACAGCCACTGGAGGCGGTGCATGAGGAGGTTTTCTGAGAAAAATTTAAAGGGCTTGAAGTGCTGGGGTGCCCTGGACTTGTCCAAGACAACGGACTTCACGGCATTTACGCTATATTTTCAGCTTGAGGGCGGCAAGATGTACGCAAGGCACCGCTTCTACATCCCGCAGGACATGGTTTCGGTAAGAATGAAGACTGACACGTATCTTGTGGAGAAGTGGGTCAAGGATGGCTTCATAACGGCGACACCCGGGGAGACCGTAGACTATTCCTTCATGTTCGAGGACATCAGGAAGGATGCGCAGCTCTACGACATCCAGGAGATCGCCTACGACCGGAACCTCTCAAGCCTGATTATACAGCCCTTGTCCGACAGCTTCAACATGGTTGAATTCAATCAGGGAATCACATACATGTCGGAGCCGTCAAAGGCATGGGAGAAGGCAGTAAGCGAGGGGCGCATTACGGACAACAACCCCGTGATGCGGTGGATGGTAAGCTGCGCAACAATCAAGACCGATGCGAACGACAACATCAAGGTCGTCAAGCCTCAGTTCACAAAGAGCAGCAAGAGGATTGACGGCGTGATAACAAGCATCATGGCAATGAACCGTCTTGAGACTGCAATGGCCGAGGATATTCGCATGCAGAATCTTGACATAGATAAAATGATTTTTTAGGAGGAACACACTATGAACAATCTGACCACCAGGCAGGTAGCGGAACAGCTGGGAACAAGTCCTAAAGTTGTTCTTGACAATGCAAAAAAATGTCTTTCTGGAAAGATAATCCAGAACGGAAAACCGACTTACTGGACACCGGAGGAAGTGACAATCATCATCGAGAGAATGAAGCAATCTAAGCCTAATCAAAATGGTTTTACCGCTTCGGTAAAGGGTGTTTCCACAGAGCTGACACCCGCCTTGAAAATCAAGAAGGCTCTCGAGCTGATGCAGGAGGGCTACGAGGAGGAGATGGAGCGTCTGCGCACAGTGAATCAGACACTTGTCCAGGAGAACATGAAGCTCGAGGACGAGAAAGCCGCACTCATTCCGCGTGCAGAGGCTTACAGCCAGTTCCTTGACCGCTCACAGAGCATAAACCTCAGGGATGCCGCTCAATATCTGGGAGTCACTCAGACAGAGCTCATGTCAGTACTCAAGGCCCGCTACATCTACCGAGCAAGGGACGGTTACAGGGCATATTCAGAATATTCATGCTATTTCATGCTGAGGCCATGGACAAACGGCGACAGGTCAGGACAGCAGCTTTTGATGACATCCAAAGGGCTTGATTTTTTCCGCGGACGTCTCCCCCAGAAGATTGAAGACAGGACAGGAGGACACGATGCAGAATAACCTCTCGGACCTTAACAACCATTTATTTTCAACGCTTGAGCTTCTTGAAGATGACAAGATTCTTGAGGATGACGAAAAACTTGAGAAAGAGCTCAAGAGGGCAAAGGCAGTTGTCTCTGTCTCAAGCCAGATTTTAAACGTCGCAAGAATACAGGTACAGGCAATCAGGACTGCTGAGCAATGCGGCTTCCTGAATGACGAGATGCCGGCACTTCTTTCCGTCAAGGATTCAAAGGCAGTCCTTAAAGGCAAGCAGAAGAAAATGATTGCGAACGAACTGGAGCAGAAGGCATGAACAGATACAGCGAGCGCCAGCATGAATTTCTAAAGCAGTATATTCCGGGACACTCTGTCAAGGAAGTAGCCGCCGCATTCAACAAAAGGTTCCGGACTGTCAGGGTCACGGCATCCCAGGTACGCGCATACAAGCACAATCACGGAATAAAAAGCGGGACAAAGTATTACCCGCTAAAGGGTGTGTCCGACCTGTGGCCCCGGCATATCCGCGCTTTCCTTGTGGAGCACAATAAGGGAAAGACCGCGGCAGAGATGACTGAACTGCTTAACGCTGAATTCGAGAAGGATTATACAGTCCAGCAAGTCAAGAGCATGAGGGGCAGGATGCACTTGGATTCAGGACTGACAGGCAGGTTCGAGAAAGGCCATGTATCCCACAACAAGGGAAAGAAGGGCTGGTATCCCAAGGGGAGCGAGAAAACAAGATTCAGGAAGGGACACAAGCCAATAAACTGGATGCCGGTAGGTTCAGAGGCTATGACATCAACAGGCTACATCAAGGTCAAGGTCGCAGAGCCGAACAAGTGGAAGTTCAAGCACATACTGGAATGGGAGAAACATTACGGCAAGGTTCCGAAGAATCACTGCATCATGTTCAGGGATGGAGACCATACGAACTGCCACATCTCCAACCTTGCGATGATAACAAGGGCAGAGAATGCAATCATGAATCACCAGAGCCTTAGGTCAGACAATCCGGATGTGACAATGACAGGACTCCAGCTTGCCCGGTTGCAGCAGAAAATAGCAGAAGTCAAAAGAAAGAAGAAAAAGGAGAATGTATGTTTGAGAAAGAGATAGAAGAAAGATTTATAAAAAGTTATCCTGAATTTTGTTGTAACGGAAAACCTTTAAGTCCATTTTGGGATTTATGGCAAGCTGGTGCAGAATTTGGTTATCAAAAGGCACAGAAAGAAATGCAAAAATCAGCCTTGAATAGTCTTGCGGAAGCAATAGAAACCTGGAGGTAAATTAGGGTAGAGAAGGTAATTATAGACTTGTTGGCGAACTTTGAATCACACGTCAATGACATAACGTATGTAATAAACCCTTGCAAAGCATGCAGGTACATAGACGAGGGCAGGGAAACTCATGTTAAGAACTTTGCGACTTGCAAGGATTGTTGCTGGTATTATGCCAGTAAGTTTGAGGTGAAAAAATGAAAAAATTAAATATAATTGACATGTTTTGTGGCGGAGGCGGAGAATCAACAGGTTTGATTTCAGCCGCCCATGAATATGATTTTGATGTAAATATTTCGGCAATCAATCACTGGAAAAGAGCAATCGAGACCCATGCCACTAATTATCCGTTTGCCGAACATCTTACAGAAAATGTTGAAAAAATAAATCCTGAAGAGCTAAAAGCTGGAGTCAATACAGATTTATTATGGGCGAGTCCTGGGTGCCAACATTTTTCTGTCGCTAGAGGTGGAAAACCGAAGAATGAGCAATTAAGAGCTCCGGCTTGGGAAGTTTTGCGATTTATTGAAACAATTCACCCAAAGAGGGTAATAATCGAGAATGTGCCGGAGTTTCAGTCCTGGGGACCATTAACACCGGATGGCAAGGTAATTCAAGCTGAAAAAGGCAAGACTTTTAAAGTTTTTATTCGTGTCTTGCAGTCTTTAAATTATATTGTATCATATAGAGTTTTATGTGCGGCAGATTATGGAGCACCCACTTCAAGAAGAAGGTTATTTATCCAGGCAGTGAGGAAAGATTGCGGAAAAAAGATTATATGGCCAAAACAGACCCATATTAAAGATGGTGATATGTTCCTTCCTAAATGGAGGGCGGCAAAGGAAATAATCGACTGGTCAATTCCATGCCAGTTAATTAGTGAAAGGACAAAACCTCTTGCTGATGCGACATTGCGGAGAATTAAATATGGCATTCATGAATTTTGGGGTGATTATGCAGAGCCATTCATTGCGAGGTTATATGGGAAATCAAAAGCGGAAAGTGTAGATTGTCCAGTATCAACTATAAGCTGTTCTGGAGCTCATCACGCTTTAGTCCAACCATTCATAACGGAGTATTACGGTAATGGAAAAGCATATCCCATTCACATCCCTCTTCCTACCATCACAACGAAAGACAGGTTTGCAATATGTAGTGCTACCGACGGTATAAATCTTGGATTCAGGATGTTGCAACCGAAAGAACTTGCCGCCGCCACTGGTTTTCCCAGTAATTATAAGTTTACAGGTACAAAAACAGAGGTTGTAAAGCAGATAGGAAATGCAGTCCCGCCTGATTTTGCCAAAGCATTGTTCGGTCAAATTTTAAAGGGGAAGGAAAAATGAAAGTCTATATCGCAGGAAAAATCACTGGAGAATCAAGGGCAAGTGTCGCAGAGAAGTTTGCCTCTGCAATGTACAAGCTGAAATCAGCAGGGCACTTGCCATTTAATCCGTCCGTTCTACCCGATTACGAAGATGTTGACCATGCGGATTATATGCACATCTGCTATGCAATGATTGACGTGTGCGATGCCATCTATATGCTCAAGGACTGGCAGACAAGTGCGGGTGCAAGGGCAGAATTGCAGTATGCGGCAGAATGGAAGAAGAAAATCATGTATGAGGATGAAAACACGAGGGAAGAAGGGTTTCCTATTGTGTATTGACTTTTAAATTAAATCTGACAGCCTGGAACAGACAGGCAAGGTGATAGCACTATAAGGTGTGGTGGATTCATTGACAATGCGGAACAGACGCATGGCAGCCGGGACAGACCGGCTGTTTTTGTCAAAACTGACTGTCTTTACATGAAAATATTCGGTTTTGAAATCCGCAAGAGTACAGATTCTGTTCCCGTTAGTAAGATGACGACAGAATGGTCGGCGGCCGCATTAAATTATTTTCCTACTATGACAGTTGACCAGCTGATGGCCAATGCAACCGTCAATGCCTGCACCGGAATCATATCAGATGCAGTGTCGGTTCTGCCGGTCCGCGTGTACAGACGTCTCCCGGATGGCGGAAGAAAGCTGGAAACAAGCTCACCAATATATAATCTGCTGAAACTTCGTCCGAACCCGATTCAGATGCCGATTACCTTCAAGAGCCAGGTGATGATGCACCTGCTTTTGCGTGGAAATGCGTTCATTTTCATTGACCGGGACGCAAAGGGAACCCCGGTAGGGCTCTATGCGCTTGCCCCTCAGAACGTGGAAATCCACAAATACACCGATAAAAACGCGTTCTGGTACCGTTATACCCTTGATGGCAAGACATACGACCTTACCAGTGACGAGATCCTCCACATTCCGGCAATGATTTGGAGCGGTCCACGGGGACTTTCTCCGATTGAGTATTCCTACCAGTCCGCAAGCCTTGGCAACACCATGGATAAGTACACCGCACGCAGTTTTGACGGTGGAATCCACTCAAAACTCAAGGTTACGGTGCCAAAGGATGAGCGGAATTTTAATGCAGACGACGCAAAAAAGCTCAAGGACAGGCTCCTTCAGGCTTATGGTGGCCCGGATCATGCCGGAGAGCCGTTCATTTTAACCCAGGGCATGACAGCGGAAGCCCTCAACCTCCCGTCAAACAACGACAGCCAGCTTGCAGAGAACCGCACGTACTCGACAAAGGAAGTCGCAAAGATTTTCCGTGTACCTTTGTCGATGCTCGGTGAATCCGACGCAAAATACAACAACAACGAACAGCAGCAGAGAAATTTCCTCCAGCTGACCCTTAATCCGTGGCTCCGTCGCCTCGAGGAATACTTCGGACTTCTGTTACCCATCTATGACCGTGAGGACTGCTATGTAGAATTTGACAGAAACGCCATGCTCCAGGCAGATTCAAACATCAGAATTGAAAATTACGTCAAGCAGTTCACGAACGGACAGATCTCACTCAACGACATAAACCGCATGGAGAACCGCCCGCTCATAGATCCGGCAATAGGAGACGTCCGTTTCGCCCCTGTCAACCTCGCACCTCTGACAAAAGAGTACATAGACGCCTACATGGCCCAGCAGAAGCTCGCAATCAAGAACGCCGGAGAGGGAGACACCACGGCGGCCAAAAAAAAATGAGCTGAGGACCTTTGATCCCGACGAACATCCGAGAGATGAGAAGGGTAGATTTGTCTCAAAGGGTGGAACAGCCGCAAGATGTCGGAAAGAATTTGAACGAAAGACAAAAAGATACTTGAATAAAACATTTAAGAATAAAAGTGGTAAATCCGCAGTTTTTACGAAAAAAAGCATGAAGGAGATAAAAAGTAATTTAAAGCATTCAAGAGAAAACGGTTTTACTGTTAGCGAACATTTTGAGATTGCAGACAAAGTAATCAGTGTGTATAAAAGCTCTGATTTTATAAAGAGACATGATGATTCTAAAAACAAGACAAGCAATGTTTTTATGGAGCGGTTCCTGTCGAAAGAGATTAAATTAAAATCTGGGAAAAGTACAAAAGCATGTATTACAGTAAAAGATGATTCAAAGCAAAAATCAATTTATGCTCTTGAATTGATGAATCCAAAGACAGCACTAAGTCAGGTTAATAAAAAAGGATCATAAAAAAAATGGGGGTTTCCTCTCGGAAACCCCACCATGCGGCCGCCTTAAAGGACTTACTTTGCATGGGGTTCTGGCTACCAGGGCCAGGGCATCAACAGCTGTCTTTTTATGGATCGGACTGCTAACATTTATATTATAAACCATTAAACTTTTTCTTGTCAACTGATATTTTTTTTGTTAGGGTGTGTCATTTAGTGCTACACCCTCTTGTTTCAGGGAATCAGATCTTTTAAGGTTTTAGCAGTTTGAAGCAGTTTTATGATGGCGGTGTTTTCTGCCTGGAACCTTATTCCCTGTACGGTCAGGGATGGATCCGTTATTTTCAAGCTGAAACGCTTGAAATCGTCCTCAAATGGGTCGTCCTCGTCCGGTTTCCCGTAGTCAATGACCTCAATACCGGACACAAACCCCTCTTTTACCATCATATCAAGAATTCTTGCGAATCGGTTATCTGAAATCCCGAAATATTCTGCCGTGAAGTTTTTTTTGTTGAAAACATCATCGTCGAGGCTTTTTTCAATGAATCTGAGTATACGGCACATGATGTTGAATGTGGTTTTCATAATATAATCTTCGGTTTTAGCTCTCATGCAAATAACAGTCAGATTATAAAAACAAAACTGACTGTATAAGCAAGAGGAGGATTCAGAATGTTTTCAATTCTTTTGGCAAAGAGTGCCCAGGGCGTGCAGATGTGGGACTATTACAAGGAGTCGGATGCAGTGTATGTGGCACCGGACATTCAGGCTGTCCAGCAGACCGTTCAGACGCTTGCCAAGACAACCCCTGTCGACAAGATCCGTGTAGTCAAAAACTGCACGATTGCAGCTGGTGTGACTGTTACAGTGGACGGGGAAGACCCCGAGCCAAACTCAGAACAAGGAGAATAATTGAATGAAGCAGATTTTTATATGGATCGGACTGGCACTGGTAGTAATCGGTGCCGCAATCGGAGCCTTTATGGGCATTCCTGCCGCTACATGGATTGAGCTTGCCGCCTGTGCCGTAGGTCTTGCGACGTGCATTATTTCCATCGTCAAGTCGACGGAGAAAAAGGACTGGAAGCTCTACGTTGCACTTTCTGCAATCGTTGTCGGCACTATATTACTCATATTCGGCGGCATGGCTGAGACCACAATAACGACAATAATTACCTCAGTTATTGGTCTTGTCCTGCTTATAATCGGAATCATTCCGGCACTAGTTTCTAAATCCCAGGAGAAAAAAGGATGAAAAGACAGCTTGAGAAGCGCTCTTTTTCCGCCGCCTCAGTCGAGACCAGGGAAAAGGACGGCGTTAAATACATATCCGGGGTTATTCCCTATGACAGCATGTCCGAGGACATGGGTTATCGCGAGATAATCAGGAAGGGTGCTTTCTCAAAGACCCTGCTTGAAGGTGATGCCCGTTGTCTCTGGGCTCACAATACCCAGTATGTCCTGGGCAGAAAATCAGCGGGAACACTGACATTCGAGGACAGAAACGACGGACTGCACTTTGACTGCTCAATGCCTAATACAAGCTGGGCGTCAGATGTCTTTGAGACCGTTGCCCGTCGTGATGCGCCCGGTGTGTCCTTTGGTTTCTACGTAATCAAGGATTCATGGCAGAGGGGACAGAAGAACGAGCCTACAGTGCGTGAGCTTCTTGAAGTGCGGCTTCTTGAGGTCTCCGTGGGAGTTGCTTTCCCGGCATATCCGGCAAGCGATTCAAACGCAAGCACAAGGGACCTGTTCAATAAGGCAGGAATCGACATGGACCAGCTTGCCTCTGTATTCGCAAATGCAGACGGCAACGCTGAATATAAATGCGAGGGCAAGGAGCTTGAGGCCGTAAGAAGTGCCATCAGCGCCTTGCAGAATTTCATTCCGGACGTGACAGAGCCGGAGCAGACCGAGCCGGAGGAATCCACTCGTAGTAAGCCGGACGGCCAGTCCACTTACGATTCACGCTCAAGGGAACTGGACATGCTGGAAGCAGAGAACCAGGAATTTTAGGAGAAATATCATGGATTTTGAAACACTTTCAACCCAAGAGAAAATCGACACCCGCGAGAATCTGATCAAGCAGATGCGCGAGCTGAACGACAGCTGCAAGAATGAAGATGGAGAAATCCGTTCATTCACGGCAGAAGAAACAAACAAGTACAATGGAATGGCTGCCGATGTCTCAAAGCTGACAGCCCTTATCTCACAGGATAAGAGGGCCAAACAGCTTGACGGATTCTCAAAGGCTGTACCTGTTGCCGGAGATGACGGAGAACAGAGGTCATCAAAGGAAATGGAAGAATTCCGCCAGTACCTTATGACAGGCGAAAAGCGCGACCTCGTTGTGGACGGTGTAGGCAACACAGCCGGAGCACTTGCCCCTCAGGAATATGTAAAGCAGATTCTTGCCAACATCCAGAGCGAGGTCAAGGTTCTTGACAGGTGTAACATCATCCACCTCAATCAGGCCGCTTCTATCGGTGTCCCTGTTGAATCAGCTGATGCAGCAGATGCCGCATGGACCACTGAAGTTCCTGTAAGCCTTACAGGTGACGCTACATGGGCATTCGGAAAGCGTGAGCTCGGAGCCAATCAGCTCATCAAGCTGGTTAAGGTCACAAACAAGCTCATCAAGACCTCTGCCTTCCCGGTTGACCAGCTTGTCGCAAACAAGCTCACAATCAAGATGCGACAGGCTCTTGAAAAGGCAATCGTTGCAGGTACAGGCTCAGGCCAGCCTCTCGGTGTATTCACTGCCGATGCAAACGGCGTTACTACTGCCCGTGATGTAGACACTGAAGGCGCCACAATCGCCTCAAATGACATCATCAACACCAAGCGCAAGGTAAAGAGCGCTTATCGTACAAAGGGTGTGTGGGTTCTTAACCCTGACATTCTTTCCGACATCATCAAGCTCAAAGACCTTGACGGTCAGTACATCTGGCGCTCCGGTCTGACAGACAACGACCCTGACCGCCTCTATGGCTCAGAGGTAATCGAGTCTGACTTTGCTCCGTCAACCAAGACAGCAGGAAGCTATGTCGCCGTTTACGGTGATTTCAGCAACTACTGGGTAACAATGGTTGACCAGATTGCAGTCCAGGTGCTCACGGAAGCATTCGCAACAAGCGGAGAGGTAGGCTATCTTGCCACTGCATTCGCAGACGGTGCTCCAGTACTTGCCGAGGCATTCGCACGCCTCAAGATCAAGAGCGTCTGATAAACAACAGGGAATCCGTGTAAAAGCGGGTTCCCTTAAACGAGGGAAAAATGGCAGACAAGAAAAAAGAAAGCCAGGCAGAACAGCCTGAGAAAACAGAACAGGCCACAGAAGTAAAGAAGGACGGAAAGACCGTCCGTGCTTTGTTCAACGAGCCTTTATGGTGTGATTTGGGTGCATTGCAGCAGGGTCAGACCTACGAGATTCCGGAATCACGTTTTGCAGTATGGGAAAAAGCCAATATCTGCACAAAAGCAGCAAAAGAATAAAACGAGGTAGGGGGATGTCATACATCAACACAAAAATGTTAGAAGAATTCTCCGGCAAATATTCCGAAGAAGATTCCACCATGCCCCAGCTTTATGTCGATGCCGCCGTGGAGACAGTCGCAAGATACCTGCACTATACCCCGGAGGCAGTCGACAGGACCATAACACTTTATGGCGACGGCACAAATTGTCTTGTGTTGCCCGCTCCGATAATCGAAATTTCCTCTGTCTCGATAAATGAAAATCCCGAGGACTTATCCGGCTGGACATGGAAAAAGAATTACCTGTTCAATCGTCAGCCAGACGGAACCTACCGGACATTTAATCAGGGTGAGCGGGTGGAAATCCGTTTTAGAGGAGGCTTTGACCCGGTGCCGCTTAAAATCGTCACTACGGCCTTACAGCTTGCGAGCCTTTATCAGGAAAGCGCGGGCGGCAATCTTGCCGTATCATCCACCAGCTTTGCAGACCAGGGAACAAGGGTCTTTAACAACTTCCACGAGGACAGGTTTCTTACTCAGATAAATGAGTGGAGGATCTACAATGTCTGAACAGGATTTTCTGAACATACAGGTAGACGTTTCAGGCGCTGAGGAATACCTCAGGGATACAAGCCTTACAATTCCGCAGATTGAAAAGAAGGTGTTGCGTCTGGTGGGAAAACTTGCCGCCAGACAGACGAATACGGCTCTCAAAAGCAGCGTTCACGCCAAAAGCAATTCTGTGCTTGCACACCGCTATCCCTATAAAATGACACAGACCTACAAGTACGGCAAGGTTAAAAACCACTCTCTGTCAATCTTTCCGAACAAAGTTGAGGGAGGCAGTCGGAATGACCTTATAATTCCCGTGTCCATGACTCTGAATTACGGCTATGATGCCGGAAACAGGAGGGGTCCTCATGTCGTGGGCCGTGGATTTGTTCAGGCTGGAGAAAATTACCTCCAGGGCGGACGCTACATGCCTGAGGTTCAGAATCTTGTGGACAAGGAAATCGAAAAATACAACGCTAAATTCCAGTGAGGCAGTAAATGAAAATCGTCTATGATGCCATCAAGAAGTTCATTCTAACCGACATGGAAAATCCGCTCAAGGAAATGGAAACGAAAGAGGGAGAATTTCCGCTGCCGGATGCAAAGAACATCATATACGGAACGGCAGACCTTACCAGGAACGAGGCGAAGATTCTTGTCGCGGTTGTTCCCGACAGCGTCAAGGAGGACACAGGCTCTCTTGATTCCGGTGTAATCGAGGGAAATGTCGTTATCTGCTTTGCGTTCCGTGGTCTTGCGTATTCTACACTGATGGAGCGCATGGAGACCTATGCGGCGGCATTCAGGATGGCTTTAAGAAGTAATCCGTCATTGTCCGGGGCAGTAATGAACGTCGACCTGGGAACAACAGAATACTTCCCGGATGCCGGAGCCACGCACGGCACAATGACAGTCGCAGAGGTAGAAGTGACTGTAAGAGTAACAGAGAAAAAAGCTGATGGCATAGACCCATTCAGTGATTTTTAGGAGGATAAATTATGGAAGGAATGGTCAAGAAGTACCACATAGCCTTATTCCTGAACTCAGGAACATCAGAGAATCCTGTATGGGTACGCGTCAAGAAGTCAACCTCTCTTGAGCTCAGCATGAATCCTGAGACCCAGGACTATGACTACATCGTGGACCAGAACCCGACAACCGAGGTCTTGCGCTACAAGCCGAGCCTCAATCAGCCCATCACCATGTACAAGGGAGAGGCAGACTACGACTTTGCTTTCGGCAAGTTCTACAACCTGCAGACAGGCGAAAAGGCAAAATGCGAGGTGCTCGTAGTCTACATGCAGGAAGACATGACACGTGTTGTTGACGGAATCACAAAAACCGTTTACAAGTCATGGCGCAATATGGCTACACTCACAGTCGCGAGCTTTAATGCCGTAGACTCAATCATCACACTCGATGTCGCATTCGGCGGCACAATGGACCGCGGCTACACCTATCCGAATGAAGGAACAAAGGTGCCAGTGTTCGTTAAGGAAAGTGATGCAGAGGCAGTGTGGGTTGATCCTTTCGAGTCCGACAGCCAGCCTGAACCACCGGAGCCGGAAGCAGAGACACCTGTATTCTCTGTCGAATGGAACGAGACCGAGAGTGTGGCAGAGAATGCAGAGCTCATTCTTGACGGAACCGCAACAGTCACGGACGGCGGCACTGTAAGCTACGCATGGACCGTAGACGGAGTGGACCAGCCGGGAACCGCCGCGACATTTACCGTCGACACCAGCACAGCCGGTGACTATGTGATTGTATGTACAGCCACCAACACCATTGACGGTGACACCGCCACAGCATCACAGACATGTACCGTAACGGTAACAGCCTAGCCGATGTTAGACCTGACAAAATACAACAATGCCTTGCCCTCTGCCATCGTGGTAGAGGGTGTGGCATATCCGGTCAAGACCTGGTTCAAGCACTGGATACGCTTCATGCAGATATGTGAGAGCGGTCAGCCGGATGAGTTCAACTTTGATTTTCTTTTCGAGGACAAGGATAAAATCCCCGAGGACAAGGAAGCCGCTTTTCTTGCACTGAAAGATTTTGCGATTCCAAAGGCACTTTTGCCAAGACCCAGCGGAAAGAATCCCGACCAGAAGATCGTCGACTATGCTGTTGACGGGAACCTCATTTACTCAGCTTTCATGCAGCAGTACCACATAGACCTCATAGACAATACGGATCTGCACTGGCACAAGTTTCTTGCATTGTTCGAGGGCTTACAAGGAACAAAAATGAACACCGTCATGGAAGCCCGAATGTATGACGAGAGCGACAAGACAAGCTACGAGGAATACAAGAGGCAGTCCAGGGAATCCTGGTCACTTGAGGGACTCGAAAAGATTGAGGAAACAAAAGACGCAATCGAGAGATTCAACGAGGCTTTTGACTAGAGATCCAAGAACGTGCGGTCAGTGAACAGACCCTTGCGCTTGCAGTAATTCCAGGCGGCTTTGCAGAGTATGACCGTAATGACTGCAGAAAGAACATAAACAATCATAGACTCCCCCTTACATTTAAATTATACCACAACTGACTGTTTTATCAAGAGGAATTTTCATTCATGGCCGGAAAAAACGTAACCATAAAGATAGACAGCGACACCAAAGGCGCCGAAAGCGGCTTAAATAAGATCTCAAAGGAGCTCAATTCTTTTGCCAACAACGTAAAGAAGGGACCGCTCGACAATGCCGCCAAACTTGGTGCCGCCGTAACTGGTGTCGGCACTGCTTTTTCAGCTGTCACGGGTGCAATCAAGACCGCCTCTGCCGCCATCCATGAATGTACCGAGGCATACAAGGCACAGGCAACCGCAGAACGCCAGCTCGAAGTTGCGGCAAAGAATAATCCGTATCTTAACAGTACATCCGTTACAAACCTCAAGAATTACGCGGCTCGGTTACAGGAGTTAACCACCTATGGTGATGAACAACTCCTGCCGATGATGGCACAGCTTGCCGCATCAGGACGCACCGAAGAGCAGACCATGGAGATAATGAGCGCGGCCGTGGATTTGGCAGCGTCCGGCACCATGTCACTTGATGCCGCCGTTACAAACCTTAACAGAACACTTAACGGAACCGCAGGAACACTGGGAAAAACAAACTCCAAGATTAAGTCTCTCACAGAGGATGAGCTCAAGAACGGAGAAGCCGTCAAAATCATTGCAGAACAGTACAAGGGTATGGCAGAGGAGACTGCCAAGGCGACAGGAGCCTCTGAGCAACTAAAAAATTCATGGGGTGATTTTAAGGAACATTTAGGTGCGGGATTTAGCGCAATAATTGATCCGATTAAACAGGGGCTCAACGGGATTTTAACAAGTGTCAATCAGACAATTTCCAGTCTGAAACAGGCAAGACAAGAAGCAAAATTGTACAAAGATGTTATGGCAGGAAACACAGCAGGTATGGATTCAGCCTCTGTGAAAATTGCTCTTGATACCGCAAAGATGAGGGAAGGTTTTTTAAAGAGAACCTCAGAAGAAGCCCGTTATAATGTAGAAGCCGGTTATTATGAGGAAGCAAAAGCCCTGGCAGCCGGAGGAGACAGAGAAGGCGCACAGGCATTGAAGACTCAATTTGAGGCTGATTTGCGGCTTATAGATGAAAGAATTAAAGAATGGAAAAATGGCAAATTTACTGATAGTCAGTTATTAGCTCTAGGTGGTGTTGACTGGAAAGCCTATATGAATGCTCAGATGGATTTATATAAGATTCAGCAGGAATCCATGACGGCACAATTAGAGTACAACAAAAAGGTGAGGGAAGAACAGGAAAAAGCTGATGCAGATGCTCTTGCAGAATGGGAAGCTGAGGTACAGGCTGCCATTGCCAATGCTCAAAATACAGTCTCAAAAGTTGATGCAAAGCGCGCAACAGATGCAAGTGTAGGCAAGACTTGGACAGATGAAGATTATGCCCAGAAAATGGCAAGTGCATATTATGAAGCATATAACACGATGCTTGACCAGTCAACAGATTGGAACAGGATGCAGAACGAGAGCAGTGTAAAAGCGTTTCTGGCAAAGGTCACGGAGTGGACAAATAAGGCAAATTCTTACGGAAAGACAGTATCAGCTGTATCAACTTCACAGAGCCAAGAAAAGACCGCGGAACAGCTTGTCGCGGAACTCATGCAGAGCGTTGACCAGATATTCAGGGAAGCCGAAAACAATCAGGACATTACCGGTGAGGTCATGGACCTTGAGAAAGTGTGGCAGAAGCAGAGCGACACGATTGTATCCGGTGTAATAGACATTTTAAACAAATATCAGGATTTGAAATTCTCCGACAAGATTTTCGACCAGGTGGCGGACAAGCTGACCGACATCGGAAATCAGCTTGACATGAAGGCATCGGAGAAAGACTTGAAGGCAAGATACGACGACCTCATGGCACAGCTCGGGGATGCCATCGGCGAAAAGTCCCTGCCGTTGTCCAAGGAACTCAGACAGAGGAAGGAAGACCTCAAGAAGTTTGCTGAGGAAACGATGGAGTTGTATGCTGAGGGTTCTGATGAACGCATTGCCATAGAGGAAAAGACTGCGGAGGCACTCAAGGCAATCGACAAGGATATAACTCAGGCAAAGCGGGAGGAATGGGACGAGCGTCTTTCCATCGCCCAGGACTACATGAACAGGTTTACCGAGATTTCAAATTATCTTGTAGACCTGACGCTCAAGGCAAATGAAGCAGAAAGCAAGGCACGTCTTGCAGCCCTTGAGGATGAATACGACCAGGGACTTGTTTCTGAGACGGAGTTTGAGGAAAAGCGCGACCAGATACAGAAGGAAGCCGCCCAGGAATCATACAAGATGGAGTTGTGGCAGTGGGGCGTACAGGTTGCCCAGATCGGCGTAGACACTGCAAAGGCAATCATGTCCGCAATTTCCACATCCGGAAACATTTACGCCGGCATAGCCATGGCAACCCTTGTAGGTGCTATGGGTGCCGCTCAGCTGGGAGCCGCAATCGCAAACAAGCCGAAGGCCCCGTCATTCGAGGCGGGCGGTATTGTTCCGGGTACAAGCTGGAGCGGTGACAATGTACAGGCAAATGTCAATTCCGGGGAGATGGTGCTCACACGCGGACAACAGGCAAGGCTCTGGAACATGCTCGGTGGCGGCGGTTCCTCCGGCACTAAGGTGTCAATTAACAATTACCTTGGAAGAAACGCAAGGATTCAGACGCAGAGCAGCAAGAACGGCTTGACGATAGACGTGCTCGACAGCCATATAAACAAGACGATGGCAGACGGAGGCTATGACACAGGCTTTGCGGGGCGGGATGTAGCCCGTCAGGGAGTGGTACTGGTATGACAATCTACACATGGCCTGAGGGCGTGCCTAAGAACATTTATGGATTCAAGAAGGGAATCAACGACAACAGGGTCGTGACAGAGAGTGACAGCGGAATAGTCCTGCAGTACGCAAAGAATACATTCGTTCCTCAGTCCTATTCATTCGGGCTTCATCTGACGGATGAGCAGGAGGCTATATTCATGGACTGGGTACGCAACACCCTGAACGGAGGAGCAGGATATTTTTATTTCTCTTTCACTGAGAACGGAGCTCAGGAGGTCGTAAGGTTCAAGAACATGCCTGACTCTGACGGCTCCCCTGGATTCAAGGACGTGCAGTGCGAGATTGAGGAGGTAGGACTGTGACAGCACAGGAATTCTATTCTAAGCTGAGCCATTCCGGGACATACGCCCTCAAGTACCTCGCTAAGTTCCACCATGAGTCTTTCGGGGACTTGTACCTCACGAACAACAACCAGGCTGTGACGCATGACGGACACACTTACCTGCCAGCCAACTTCACGTATACAAGACCCCAGATAATAGGAGGAAGCCTCCAGGGCGGAGAGCTCCAGGTAAGCCTTATCGGAAACACCCTACCGGAGCTTTTTCAATTAGGTGATTACCTTATGACCGTTGACATGGTGGGCGTACTTCTTGAGAACGGAGATGTCGCACCATGGCGCATGTTCCATCACCAGTACGGCACGATGTCCGTCAATTCCTCAATGGACCTCATAATCAACTTCTCCAATGACGACCGCCCCACAATGGTGTTTCCTCCCAACGTGTTTGACGCAGAGAACAACCCCGGAAACTCTTAACTGACTGTATTGTTGATGGATTTTTACGTGGATGATCTGCTCGGTAAGCCGTACGAGGAGCATGGACGCGGACCCGATGCCTACGACTGCTACGGCCTTGTGATTGAGGTCGAACGGCGGCTCGGCAAAAACCTGCCCGATGTGGTCTATCAGAATCACGACCTGGAATTAAGCCGGAAAGCGGCGACACTTCCCCTTGCAAGGACAGAGAGGGCAGAGCGTGGCTCGGTGATTGAGATAGAGAGCAAGGGCGAGCTTCACATCGGCGTGGCTCTCTCTCCTACTGTAATGATTCATAGCACGTATAACAGGGGGGTATGTGTCCACCCCATAAAAATGTTTAAGGTTCGGGGGATCTATGGTCTTACTATATGAGGGTGTCGGCAAGGAATGTGAGAAATACAGGTTCACCGGCAGAATCCGTGACAATGTCAGAATCAATTTTGAAGAATACATAATCCTCAGGAACGGAGAGAGAATAACCCCCGATTACAATGTCCTTGAAGACGACATAATCTATATACGTAAGCTGCCGAAGGGAGCCACGGCGGCTGTTATCATGGCTGTTGTCGGTCTCGTTGCCGCAGTCGGTGCGGGTGTATACTCATACATCCAGCAGAAGAAAATCAACGACATGAACGAGAAGCTCCAGGACAACCAGAAGAAGCTCCAGGCGGGTTCCCAGGTAAACAAGTTACCCTATGTCCGTGGAGCCGCCAACAGGATGGCAACCGGGGAGACATTCCCGTACATCATAGGCGAGACACTCTTTACGCCCTATAAGCTCTCACCCGACCATATCGAGGTAAGCGGAACAGACGGAAGCGAGTTGTTTTATTACCTCATTCTCAATACCGGATTCTCTGACCTTGTATACAAGAAGCTGTTTTTAGGTAAAGCTGAGATAAAGACCTGGGCGGGAAATGCCCCGCAAAACGGTGTTTATACGTTCGACCAGGGCGCATATTATGACGACGACAACCGCATCGAGCTCAGGCAGACGGGCGCCTTTGTGACGGACGGCTTTGAGAAGAAAATCGCCATGGCTCAGTACATGGAGGAGATCCCCCACCGGCACCTTCCTGACGGTGCGACCCCGGCGGAAGCCCAGGAGATTGAGGACGAATGGAGAGCCGGACTTGTCAAGCAACTTGCCGGCAAGGCGATGGGCGTCGAGGTCATAATAATGTTTGACGGGCTCCGCCGTTTTGATTCTGATGCCGGAACATGGTATTCCCAGAGCTGTACACTCCAGGTGCAGTGGACGAACAAGAGCAACCCCCAGGAAGGCGACTGGGTGGACTTTACCAATGGATTCAATCAGAACGGCACGTATTCAAACGTATTCACACGCAACGTACAGAAGCAGATCCGGTTCTGTGCAAGGCAGGATTTTACCGCCGCCCAGGCATACGGCAAGGACATATCAATCCGTGTAAGGAGAACGACCCCTAAGGCAAAGGAGAACGCCAGGGACACTGTTTACCTCCTTGCGGTGCAGACCACATGTTACGGGGCGGGAAGCACAGACAGCACTCTTGTTCCGGCATTGCCGCTTGTCGAGGAACTGAGGGACAAATGCTCAAGGGTAGGAATCAAGGTACGGTCCACCAATGCCACGGACGGACACCTGGATTCATTCAGCGTCATTGTCTCAGGCTGTGCCAGAACCTGGGATTCCGTCAACCATGAGTGGAGCCTGACTAAGACACCCACAAGGAACCTTGCCGCATGGGTTCTTGAGATAGAGACATCCGGCATACACGAGCCGTCAAGATACAGCGACAGTGAGTTTGACCTTGACAGCTTCGGCGCCTGGTACGAGTACTGTGAGACCATGGGCATATATGCCGACGGAGCCATCACGTCAAGCTCGACAAAGAAGCTGACGATTGACACTCTTGTCGCAAATGGCAACGCGGCGCTTGTATACAACGAGTTCACGGGAAAGATAGAGGTCTGCATTGACAGTGGACGCGACTACTGCGTGGGTCTTGTCACGCCCGACAATATCCTGTCAATGAACGCAACGAAGCAGGTCAAGAGGCTTGCGGACGGTAAGCGTGTCTCATACGTCAACAGGGACGCAAACTACGAGACCGACACAATCACGTTCATGCGTGACGGCGGCGATTATGACCCGCAAAGTGACATTCTCTCTCCCGTATCACTTTCATTCATAACGAACTACACCCAGGCATTCAGGCAGATATGGAGGCAGATGGCCGAGGAAATAGCCCGCCCGCTGAGCGTAACTGCAAAGCTCGGACCAATGGGAGCGTTCTATCGTCTGTTCGACTGTCTCCAGGTACAGCATCCGGCTCTTTCAATCGGTCTCGGCCACGGCACAATCAAGATGCTGGGAGTTGACGACAACAACATCATCAAGCAGATTCAGCTTGCCGGCTGGGTAGAGTTCCCGGAATCCGGAGACTGCGGAATAATAATCAACTGCTCGTCAACAGGCGGTGTCCTGCCGGTTCAGGTTACGGGGCACGGAAAAACAAACATCCTGACGCTCGTTGACGTCATTCACGAGGATGATCCGATTGCTCCGTCTTTGGGCGATACATTGTCGTTCGGTGTGCTGAATGACGGTGCCTTTGACTATGTTTCCCAGAAGATGCTCATAACGAACATCGCCCCGGCAAACGAGGGATGCACGGTAACTCTCGTCCCGTACAATGATGCGGTCTATCAGTACGGTGCCCTGCCGGAATATCATTCAAACATAACGCCCCGCCCGGAGGGGACAACGCTCATGCTAGAGGATGTCCGGGAATACGTCTCTCCGTCCGATGTAGGCGCCGCAGTGGGAGCCCTTGAGGGTGGTACTGCTAAGGTAGGTAACCCCGACGACATTACGGGGCTGTCTGCAGTCGCTCAGCGTGATTCCGTGTCCCTCTCCTGGGATGCACTCGGACTCGGATTACGCAACACAGTCCAGTTTTACCAGATTGAAATATCCTTTGATTCCGGCACTACATGGACCATAGCAGGAACAAGCAAGACAAACTCATTCGATTTCATGTTTGTAAGAAACGGTGTTGATTATCCCGCTTACCCAGAAGCTGATGATTTCCTGACCTGGCGTTTTCGCGTGAAGGTACGTTCAATTTACAACAATGAGAGCTCATGGACGGCATGCACGGTTGACACCACATCATACGGAACATGGATTCTGGGAGTGCCGAAACTGGAGGACAGGACGCTTGACCGCACGGCCATTCTATCCCTGAGTGCATCCCCACAATCCAACAGGCAGGTTTACGGAAACATCCAGTACCATGTGAGAATCCGACGGGGACGCATTGACGGCTATCACTCGGTTAAATACTGGATGCACGACACGTCCAATGACACATACTGGTATTTGATCACAAACTCACGCTCACCGGACGTGGAGACGGAGAAGGACGCTGCATGGACGGAGGGAACCGAGGCGGATTGGGAGTCTGACGAAAGGACGGATTTTACATCGGCAAGTGACCAGGACACGGACCATGAGTACAGCTACACTATGGCCGAGCAGACGATTCAGGCTGACACGGAATGGCACGTCCCGGCTTCTGTGGAAGACCCGTATGCGTCATGGCAGAATTACAAGACGGCAACAACCGAGCCCGCATTGCAGAAGGACAGGTATGTCTCAGCGTCATCCACATACACGCAGACGCTTCCGCTCTACTTCACTGATACGGTAAGCGACCCGAACAATCCGGTGCTGAACCTTGTGAATACACCATATTATTTTGATGTGCGGTGTGTGAACGAGGCCGGAGTGGGCCCATGGCTCTCAGGTGCGGATAACTGGGCGGCGGGACATGACGGACGGGCGATAACCGCGCTCTGTACGAATTTCCGTGATTTCGTAAAGGCTAACGAGACGGCCCAGAAAGCATACATCACCGAGCTCTCGGCTATAACGGCAAACCTCGGCGAGGTGTCGGAGGGCTCCCTCACAGGCGATAAGTTCAACTACTGGCTTCTCTCCAACAGGATAGGCGCAAGGGTTCCTGAGGATTACAAGGGAGCTTTCCGTGTCGGAGGACGTGACCAGTATTTCATGGTGCAGCCGGTGGTCGTCGGTGGAGAGATTGTTGACTACAACATCTCCCTTGTTGCCCAGAACATCAGCTTCACATCAAGCGGCGTTGACATCGGAAACGTGAATCTTGAGTCCGGCACATACATCTACAGCGAGCGTGACCCGAACATAAGGCTTCACCTTACGGCAAGGGGGATTACCGTACATCGAAAGATTAACCCCAGCCTTGAAACATGGACCGGAAACTACACCGAGTGCGGAACCCTTGAGGTAAGGACAACGAGTGTCAACGGACAGACAAAATCATCGCTCATAATCTCAAATGACCCCGGACAGGTTGATTTCGGATTGAGCGTCCCAGGTGTAACGGCATATCACTTTAACGGAACCGTGCTTGACGAGAACGGAGCCGATTCAAAGTCACTTGCGCTTGACGTAAGCAAACTTGAGGAAGATGGCGGGTACATCGAGAATTATGACATCGGCAACGGACTGTACGGCGGAGAAATCAGCGCGGAACAGGACGGACAGACTGTGGTTCTGCACAAGATGGACTCCATGCTTATAAACGGCCTGATCGTCAAACTTGACGGAAGTACGTTTGAGCCTACTCCCAACAGTTCTGCTGAATACAATCAGGCGGCAAGCACATCATGGGGCCTGACGGCAGCTCAGGTTGCCGCAGAACTTTTTACACCAGAGGAATAATATGGCAACTTACAATACAACGGTAGCTAATTTACGCTCACTAATGGACAGTGCTCCTGTGAATACCGCGGATACACCACACATTATAAATTTGTCTGACGGCATAACTACAGAGACAAATTACAACAATCTTGTTAATGGAATTTCAGGAAATAATAATAAATATATCGAACTGAATATTCCCAGTTTTACATACACATTTAATAGGGAAACCATTTTCCGAGAGCAGGCTAAACTGGTAAGAATAAAAATATTGAATTTTACTGGAGCAACAAGTATCCAGGGGATATTTGAGAATTGTAATAATCTGAAGTCTGTCAATCTAAGCGGATTAAATAATGTTACAAACATGAATTTTCCTATATCAACATCTGTTACATCAGCGATTGAAAGTGTAACTTTATCAGGAAGTGGAACTTGTACAGCAGACAACTTTCTTTATGGGGGTGATAATTACAGGTATCCAAATTTGACAACTGTAAGTTTAACCGGATTTACTATAACAAGTCCTCAAAGGATGTTTGCCCGATGCACTAATCTAACAAACGTAAATTTTACTAATGTAACAATTTCTGGGGATGTCTCTTATATGTTTGACGGTTGTACCTCTTTAACAGAAATTGATACATCATCATTTACAAATGTTACAAATGCCTCTTTCATGTTTAGAGGTTGTACTAGTTTAACGGATATAGATGCAACTTCATTTACAAGGCTTATAAATGGATACAGGATGTTTGCCGGTTGCACTTCCTTGCTAGAAATTGATACATCTGCTTTTACGAATGTAACCTATGCAGTTGGAATGTTTGTATCCTGTACTGGTTTAATTGAGATAGATACGTCTCCATTTACAAAAGTAACCAGTGCCGGAGACTATTCATATATATACAATAGCGGAATGTTTGAAGGTTGCTCTGGATTAACTGAAATTGATACGACCTCATTTATAAACGTAATAGATGCTTCAAGAATGTTTAAAGGCTGTACAGGATTGACGGAGATGGATTTATCTTCCATGACTTCCATTATTTATGCAAAAGAACTTTTTGGTGATTGTTCTGATTTAGAGAATGTCATTCTGCCAGATTTGGCATTAGCAACAGAAGCAAGTGAAATGTTCAAAAATTGTACCTCTCTTGAGGAAATCCACGGCTGGTCAATTCCTCTAACAGCTACAATGACCGACTGTTTCTCAGGTTGTTCTTCACTTCAAGCAATCTATGTACCTGAGGTTCTCCCACAGGAATCTACCTGGCACGCATGGGAAATGTCAAAGGACACGGCAAACACTCAGACGGTAGCAAAGGTGTACAATCTGGACGGTACGTCGGTTTCAGTGAACGTCCCGTCAACAGGAACATATTCAACAAAAGTTACGGATAAAGTAGATGAACTGCTTTTTGCATCAGCGGCAGGAACAATCACGTCTGCAATGATTCAAAAAATGCTCCAGATTAAGGCCCCAATAACCGGCAGTGAATCTGTTCTTGACCCGACCAAGGACAACTTCGTGCTGTGGGCAAAGAACCAGCAGGAGATTAAGACCAACATTGTCACGAATACGGTTGAGGCAAACAATCCGCTTCCACCATCGTCGGCAGCTGTGCATGCTGCTATCGCTCAAATGGGCCTTTTAATGTATCCAGTAGGTTCCATTTACATGTCGGTCAGCCCAACCAATCCAACAAATTTTTTTGGAGGTACTTGGCAGAGATTGCCTGATGGTGTTTTTATAAGGAATGCTGGCGGGGATGCAGGGGCAGTTAATACAATACAATCGGAAGGATTGCCCAATATAAAAGCCAATATTTATGGTGCTTGGGGCTCAAAGAATGACTTTTTAGCTGATGAAGGATTTTCTATATCTGCTCCTATATGGACATCTACCGGAAGAACAGGCTCTGGATGGGAATTGTCACAGAGGAACATCACCCTTAATGCAAGAAATTCAAACACAATCTACGGTTCATCTTCACATGTAACTCCGTATAATCTTGCTGTTTATATGTGGAGGAGAATATCCTGACAATCATACTTTGATGATAAAGTTCATACCTATCTGTTTTCCATGGGTACAATCACCCACCCTGGCACCTATGACACCGCCTGTATTCCTTGTAGTCTCACCGTCAACTTCATAAGGCTTATTTTCGCGGTCATTACCTGCTTGGGTATTATGAATATTATAAGTATGTACATGATTCTGTAACTGGTCATCCCTGAACTGACCTATGGTGTATTCTTCATGAAAGGCAATGTTAGTGAATCTTTGATTCCGACCGGCACCGACAATAACACATTCCTGCATATCAGGAAAACGGAAAGTTGTGGATCCATTACCTGGACCCAGTAATTTGTCAGCTCCGATTGCGTTGTTTGTTATGGCCCAGTTTATCAGATTTGGGTAATCGGCCCTTAAAGCTTCCTGATTATTACACAGATGAAAACCTGCCGGAGCTGTAGTTCCTCCATACGGAAGAACCGTACCTGTTGGTATTGGTATTAGGGCCCCGATGGCAGCATGCACAGCTGACACCGCATAGAGCGGACATGGATTATAGCATTGATTAAAGATACGATTCAAGAATGCGAAAAAAAAAATAAAAAAAAAGTATTGACAAAATAAACAAGATATGATATATTGTAATCATCAAGGGAACAAATGTTCTAAGGAGGTGATTATGATTGGGTAAGAAAAAGAAAAGATGGACGAGGTCTGACAAGCTTGCATTGATTGCCGTCGTAGCAACGCTTGCACAGTTAATCCTCTCCATCATCGCACTAATGTTGTAGCAAATAGGGCGGGCTTCTTTAGAAGCCTGTCCTTATGATACGGTATTTATAAGGAGCTGTCAAGATGAATTCAAGATTTGAAAAACTAATGGTTGTTTTTATCGTGTTGCAGTGTATATCTATTGCACTGACAATCATTTCAATTTTTTGCAGGTGAAATATGGCTGGCACTAGAAAAGATTCTACTAGGGAGTATTCTCAGAATTGGGGAGGAAAAAGGCCTGGTCAGGGGAGACCAAAAGGATCTGTAGGTTCTTATAAGGAGGTTACAAGAAATTTACAGGTTGCTGTTCGTCTGACACCTGCTGAAAAGTCACATCTTGAAGAACTTGCCACTGATGAAGGAATTACAGTAAGCAAGTATATTCATAAAAAACTGTTCGGCTAAAGAACATCCGGGAGGTTTTGAACGGCCTCCCGTTTTTTTTCTGTCTGATACAACTCAAGACCTTGACAACCAGCAAAAAACCGCCGATAATGGCATGAGCAGAGCATCCGGCTCCGGCAGTGCAAAAAGGCGGTGGCAATATGGTGGCAATGGCTTTGTAATTCCTTATATTATATAAGGTTTAAAGTACAAGTCTTGTTCCGGGCAGTATGCCTCCCTGTCTCTCAGGGAGTTTTTTTTGTCCTTTTTCCAGTTTTTGCAACTCCTTGTAATACAAAGATTTAACAACCTAAAGGAAAGAAAATCACTCCTTTTCCTGCACTTCCCGCCATGCTGAAATGTGCCATAAAGTGCCTTCAAATACCTACTTTTGGTGGCAATATGGTGGCAGTATGGTGGCAAAACAAAACGGAGCATTCCGGAACTGTGCAAGGCAAGGGGTAAAATATGGGCGTATCTATCAGAATCAGGGGCAGTGTCATTCACCTCATCTACAGGCTGGGGACACAGAGGTTTGAGGAGACAACGAGACTGCATGTCAGCCCGGTGCCGGAACAGAACAAGGAAGTCATGGCACTTGCGGAGATCCTCAGAAGCAAGAAAGAGCTTGAGATTGTCCGGGGTTACAACGGCATCGACCAGACGGAATCAAAAATGAGCTTATATGCGTACGTCGAGAAATGTGCAAGGGAATCAAGTTCTAACCTACACAAAGTCCTTCCATACCTGGACCGCTTCCAGGGCAGACAGATAAGAATAAACTCGGTCACCCCGAAATGGTTTGAGAATTTCCAGAACAGAATGAGGTTTGACAGCGGGCTTGGCTCAGCTCACACACAGGAGAAATACTGCTGCATTGTCCGGCAATGCCTAAAAAAGGCAGTGCGAGACGGACTCCTGCAGCGTGATCCGTCCTCCGGGATAAAACACATCGCGGTTCCGGATTCAAAGAAAGAATTTCTTTCAGCCGCAGAGGTCAGAAAAATGGCCATGACTCCGTATGAGACACAGGGCACCATGTCAAAGGAACTCCAGGACGAAATCAGGCGGGCTTTTCTTTTCGGGTGCCTTACTGGTTTCCGCGTCTCAGACCTTACGCAGCTTGCATGGCGTGACATCGACCTTGAGCGAATGGAAATCACAAAGAGACAGCAGAAGACAAGACGGCTTGTGATTGTGCCAGTCAGGCAGAGCACGCTTGCACTCCTGGGAGAAAAACCGGAGGATGCCGACCAGCTTCTTTTCCCATGCCTCGCTGAGACCAGGACAACCACAAACAGATACATTCATAAATGGGCGGCCGCGGCTGGAATAAAAAAGAACGTGACCTGGCACACTGCAAGGCACACGGATGCAACGCTTCTGCTCGAATCCGGAACAGACTTGTACACAGTCATGCGTCTTCTGGGACACACCAAGATTCAGACAACCATGCAGTATGCCGTAGTCTCCGACAGAAAAAAACGGGAGGCTGTAAGGAACCTCCCGGAATTGTTATAGTAGTAATTTATAAGACTAGAAAAGACTTGTACTTTAAACCTTATATAATATAAGGAGTTACAAAGCCATTGCCACCATATTGCCACCGCCTTTTTGCACTTCTGGAGCCGGATGCTCTGCTCATGCCATTATCGGCGGTTTTTTGCCGGTTGTCAAGGGTTGGAGTAGAGGCTCTTGTATTCCTCCCACTCATCCTGGAGGGCTTCATATCGGATTTTAAATTCTGCCATGCGCACGACCCACTCTTCCGGCACCTCGACCTTGTTCCCGGTGTTGTCGGACATTATCGGAAAATCCGGAAATTCAACCGGCGGTACGTGTACCTCTACGCTTCTGCAGCTCTTCAAGAGCATTGTGAACAGAATCACCGATGTGCAGGTCACTAATCTTTTTATCAGCTTCTTTTTTTGATTCCTCATGGATCTTCTTTTCCTTTTCGATAAAGACGAACATTTCATTGAGCCGCTTGATTTCGGCTTTCAGTTTTTTTTTATCCTTGATTGCTGCAATCAGGCATGCCGCAAGGATTGCCGACAGGGCCACAAGGGCGGCTATGGTGATGATAATTGCCTTGTTCATTTATACCTCTTTGTCCTTGAGTTTTCCGGCAAGCGTCTTGAGCGTGTCGAAAATCGTGTCATAGCAGACGGTCGCAAGAGACAGGACCAGGAGCGGAACCAGGAGCCACCCGAAGAAGTGAAGCAGCACCGTAACAAGCGCCCATACTCCGACAGTAACAAGAACCTTGATCCAAGATTTTTCAGTTGTTAAGAATTTCTTAACAAGTTCAGTGAGCCCCACCACCACGATTGCCTGATAAAGGATTGTGTGCCATTCTATTTCCATTTTACGCTCCTACCTGGTCCCATTTTTTCAGGACACCTATAATGTTGTTTTTCGTGCGCCATGCGAGCTTCGCGCCGTCCTTCTTGAATCCGTCCTGCTCGAACACAAGCAGCACGCCCTCATCCTCAGCGACGACAATCGCGACATGGCCGTATTTGTTCGACGGAGTGGCACCCCATACGGCAACATCCCCGCTCTTTGCGCTCTCAGGAGCCTCGCATAAAACAAGATATTTCCGCTCCCTGGGAAGTATGTAATATTTTTCCACCAGGTCTTTTGCGCCCTCGACGCTGCCGGTGTGCGGGATTTCCCACACGTCCTGGCAGTACTGGCGGTACAGGTCCACGCACTGCGGGCCATAATAGCCGTCAAAGTCAACCTTCTTTCCGATGTGCTTGTTCACAAACTCCAGTAGTGTCAAACCTTCCCCCCGCTTATCAGCTTGTCCAGCTTCATGTCGATTTTTTCCAGCTTTTCGTCGATGTTGGAAAACCTTGTATCCAGCCTTGTGAGGGAATTCTCGTGGCTGTTCCTTGAGTTGAAGAGCTCGTCAAACTTTTTGGCTGACTTTTCCCGTTCTTCCATGTCCCTCTTTTCGTTGTCCTCCATCTGCCGGGCAAAGCGTCCATACTTGACGCTCAAATCTATAAGCTTATAGATTATGCCCAGAACAAATGTGGCTATTGTAATTCCCAGCGTGATTCCTGCGGGTACGTTCATTTATTCCACCTCATTAAGACAGTCATATTTTACAGGGCAATAAAAAAGAGCCGTGAACCACATGGGCATGATTCACGGCAAATGGTTGCACAGGAGCTTTTTAGCACTTATACAGTCAGTTTTGTGGATAATCTGTGGACAAATAAAATAGCGGCTCTTCCCCGCCAAGAAAAGACCCGCTTACGGCATTGTTGGATTCCGATGTTTTCAGTATACCCCATAGAGGTATGAGTGTCAAGCGGATAATTGAAAAAAGTTCCCAAAACGGGAACCCTGTCAAACCTTATCAAACCCTAAAACTGACTGTTGGTGTGGAACAGCAATGTTCATTCTTTCTCCAATACTACCAGCCCTGCGTGTACTAACTCCTGCACGCAGGGCACTTTTATTTAACTTTTAAGCAGATAAGGGGAAATAAAAATAGGGGAAATTTTCCCCTATTTTCCCTTAATTTCCCTAGTTGATTTCGTGATTAAATGAAGCCTATCAGTTTAAATTACTCACATTTAAGTAAATGTTATATTTAAGTAATTTAATAAGTAAATGTTATATTTAAGTAATTTAATTTGAAAAAATTTTATAATAATAAAATTTTATTTTATAATAATAAAATTTTAGAGAGGGATATAAACTGTTACCTTATCCGGCATGCCCTGAGCTTGCCGTCCCTGCCTCTTGCCTGGATGTAGAACGCTCCAATTTGCCCTCGATTATCCCCCTCACGTCCTCCTTGTCCCTCTCATCTAGTAAATGATACATGTTCAGAAGTTCTCTGTCGGATTCCGTGAGCCCGTCCGGATCATGCCCGGTAATGAGCCATTCAACGGAGACCCCCAGATAATCTGCTATTTTTATAGCAACGTCAGCTGGTGGAATCGTGCCTCTTGCCGACCAAGTTGGAAAAGATGATTTTGAAATTTTGCAATAAGAGGTAATATCTTCTCTTGATATATTTTTCAGTTTACGAGTTTTATCAATTCTTTGTACAATGGTTATTCCATTCGTTTCAAAATCCATTGCCTGCCCCCAGAAAAGTAATCCCTTTTTTTATTATCGAAAAAAAATGTTGCAAACGCAATATTTTGTATTGACAAAGTTTCAAACGTGATTATAATAAAATGTAGAAGTTGCAAATGCAACTTTCGGCGCTATACTACGCATAGCGTACTCAGAATTCTCTTGACAGAGAATCCTGAGTAAAGAACCTTTAAAAACCTTTGAGAACGGGGACAAGAATCAAGGTTTTTTGGCAGTGGCTTTCTTGCCGAGAGGCATAAAAGATATAAGCACTTTTTTCCATAATTCCCTGCCCACAGGGAGTCCCCATGGAATAGAGTGCTTTTTTTTTATTTTCACAGGAGTGAATATGGCAAGGTTAATGACCATCAACGAGGCGGCGGGCTACATGGGAATATCCCGCCGGAGCCTGTACCGCTTGATGGAGCTGAACTCTATCAGCTGGTACAACGTGAGGTGCTCAGGCACAAAGCGGGCAAAGCGCCGTTTCTCAACCGAGCAGTGCGACGCTTTTCTGATGCGTGAAAGAACTATGTCGAATGAAGAGTTCTGCATGCAGGCAGACCTCAAGCTATTCGAGCTCGAGGTAAGAAGAAGATCCAACGGGAAACGGTAGTTTTTCCGGAAATAAACAACCAAAGGAGTAAATCATGGAATCAAGGAAAATCGTAAGGTCAAACGGCGCCGGAGTCTTTTTCGGTGAGGTAAAGTCAAGGAGCGGCGACACGGTGGTTATGACCAATGCCCGCCGCCTGTGGTACTGGGACGGTGCAAGCTCACTGTCGGAGCTGGCACAGTACGGAACCGCAGCCCCGGACAACTGCAAGTTCCCCTGCCCGGTGGATGAGGTCGAGGTCTTCAACGTGCTTGAGATCCTGAGCGTCACGGAGGATGCCGCAAGGTCAATCGACGGGGTTAAGGAATGGAAGCAGAGGCAATAGATAAATTTTTACATGGCTATGGCGATGGCTCTGGCTCTGGCGATGGCGATGGCTCTGGCTCTGGCTATGGCTATGGCTATGGCTATGGCTATGGCGATGGCGATGGCGATGGCGATGGCTATGGCTATGGCTCTGGCGATGGCGATGGCGATGGCGATGGCTCTGGCTATGGCTATGGCTCTGGCGATGGCTATGGCTATGGCTCTGGCGATGGCTCTGGCTATGGCTCTGGCGATGGCGATGGCGATGGCTCTGGCTCTGGCTATGGCTATGGCTATGGCTATGGCTCTGGCTTTAAAATCAAGAGGTTTAAAAATCAGGACGTCTATTACGTTGACGGTCTTCCATGCCTTATAGACTCCGTTCATGGTGATTTTGCCAGGGTCAGGATTCTCAGCAAGAAAGACTTCACGGAGACCGAGGGCTATCTTGCCAGGTACGGAAGCTCAATGGCTCACGGAAAGACAATCAGGGAGGCCCTTGACGATGCCATGGAGAAGCACCTGTCCGGTATAGGCTACGAGGAGAAGAAGAGACAGCTGCTTGATCTGTTCAAGACCAGGGGAAAGATTCCTGTAAAGGAGCTGTACATGTGGCACGGAATCCTCACGGGCTCCTGCCGGCTCGGAAGATCTCATTTTCAGGAGGAGCACGGGCTCTCTGACGATGATCTTCTGACGCTTGATGAGTTTGTCGAGCTTACACGGGATTCTTTCGGCGGTGACAGAATCCGTGGGCTTAAAGAGTCCGGGGACTGACACATGACGGGAGGGGATATGGTTAAATGCGGGTTCTACTATCGTAATTTTACAGCAATAAAGGGTACTGACGGAGCGTGGCACTGGGGCTGGATGTCCTGGAACTACACCGCGGGCAGTACGGATGATTTTGTCGCATGGGTTGACCATGTGACCGATACACGCCGCCCGGAGACAATAAGCATTCCGGCAGTATGGCGAAAGAAGGAGGAAAAGCGATGGCTTTTGGACAGGGGTATACACCGCGAGAGAGCGTGAAGCTCATGCCCGGAGAGTATGAGGCGGGCATCATAGGGGCAAGGTACGAGCAGACAAAGAACGGAACTCCGTATCTTGCGGTTTACGTTCAGATTAAAGGACATCCAGGGGCAAAACCTAACTGCATTTCCTTCTACGACCGGCCGTATGCCGGACAGAAGGAAATGGAGCGGTGGGACGAGAAGTGGACTGAGTTCTGCGACGCATTCGGTCTGCCCCGTACCATACCAGAGCAGTTTGACAGCTGGCACGGGAAAAAAGGTTGGATCCGCTGTGTTCCGCAGAAGTCCAACCCGGAATTCTCGAACATCTACCCGCTTGTGAAGCGCCCCGGACAGACTGCACAGCAGACGCAGGGACCGGCCGTGCCACCATCAGGACAGATGCCGCAGGAATACATCCCGGTGGAGCAGCAGGAATTCCCGGAGGACTTACCGTTCTAGGCTATGGACGTAATCAAGCAGGGAATGACATGTCTGTCGGCGGGGATAATCCGGCAGGCACTTTCTGACCTGAACAGCTTTGATGTTGAGTCATGGCAGTACAGGACTGCGCTCTCATTCCTGCGGGGCGGTGAGGGTGATTCCGTTGAGGTCTACGACATCGTTACCTCATTCGTCACAATTCCCACAAGGGAGGTCGACCGGATAGAGCATGAACGGCAGGACATGGAAGGACAACTGTTCAGCATAGACAGTGTCCAGGAGTTCACGGGCTATCAGCACAGCCTTATACGCAGATGGATCCATGCCCACCACATCAAGCCGAAAGACGGAAACGGCAAGAGAAAATGGTTTATGACCGCCTTGGAGATCCGGGAGATGGGGCGTGAGCTGAACGGAGGGAAAGACCCGGTCTTTTTGCCGAAGCATACGGGCTACACCATCGGACAGGCTGCCAAAAGGACACGGCTGTCAGAGGCTACGGTCCTGCACTGGGCAAGGGAAAACGTGGTCACAAGGCGCGGTACAAGAATCCGCCTTACTGACGAGGACTTGAAGAGGCTGTTTAAGGGCTAAAAGGAACAGGGAGATCTGGGGAATATGAGGAACAAGTACGGGGCAAGAAAGACAAGGCTCGACGGCTTTACATTCGACTCACAGAAAGAGGCGGGACGGTGGGGCCAGCTTGTCATCATGCAGCGGGTCGGGCACATTTCGGACTTGCGGAGGCAGGTTCCGTACATACTCGTTCCGGCAGAGGACGGACCGGACGGCAAACGCCTGAGGGAACTGCGCTATGTCGCTGATTTTGTGTACAAGGACGTACGGGGCAACACCCATGTCGAGGACGTCAAGGGATTCAGGACAAAAGAATACCTAATTAAAAAAAGATTGATGTGGTACTTATACAAAATCAAAGTGGAGGAGATTTGATGGATTTACAGAAAGCATCTCATTATCGCAGTTTTTTCGAGACAGCACAGAAAATAAAGGACCCGGAATCAAGGCTTGCTTTCTATGATGCCCTGGATTTATACAGATTCGAGGGCAAGATACCGGAGAATCTGCCTTTTGCCGCAGACCTGGCATTTACAGCCGTAAAATGCTTTATTGACGCAGACAAGGAAAGAAAATGCGGTGGAGCTCCAAAGGGGAACCAGAACGCAAGAAAAAAGAATGATATAGAGCCGGAGGAAAACGAGACAGAAGACAACCTCGAAAACAATGAGGATTTAATAGAAGAAAACAACCAACAGAACAACATTGAAAACAATTCAGAAAACAACCTAAAAACAACCTCAAAACAACCAGTTGATTCAGAAAAAACAAACAATGATAAAGAAAATGATAAAGAGAATGTAAAAGAAGATGCTGCTGAAAAAGAAAATGACGCGGTTCGCGTTCAGGATGTCGAGCGATGGTGCTCAGAACGCAACCTGTTAGCCGCATCAAAAGATTTAAGAAACATAACTGCATCTTTAGCTATAAAAGGACTGCCTATTGAATATCTTGATTATGTTTTAGATTACGTGAATAAAAAGAGTTTCAAGGCAAGAGACGGTACTTTATGCAGCTTTAAGGATTTGCCGGAGGCAAACCAACGAGGCATGTTCATTACTGCCGTAACAACATGGCAGGACATGGAACAGGGTTATGCGGCATGGCACGATGAACAGGAGGTAAAGAAGGCCTCCAAGCCACCTAGCCATTGCCCTGTCTGCCACAATCCAGTAGAACGTAATTCCTACGGCGCATTGTGTCGGCACTGTAGCGGATATGTGATTCGGCAGGATGGCAGATGGATTCTTGAGCCGTGGACCACCGAGAAACTGAAAATAGTTTTGCCGGGGAATAAAAGTGGATAGGGGGAGATGTGAGGTGTCGGAGTGACCACTCCTCTCAGCTTTGGCTGGACTTCTCCTACCACCTGCCAAGGTACAAGGAACCCGTAACTGATAACGAGAAGCTGCTGACCTATCAGGCTGAGTGGCTGGAAGACCAGAGGGAGGATGCGAGGGTTAAGTTATGGACCTTGATGCTTAGTGTGGCAACCAAGGCGACAAGGGGATTCTACCGCAAGCAGGGCTTGAGGGTTTACCCGGATGACGTACAGGACAAGGCCTCTGAGGCTGTGTGGTACATAATGCGCAGGTATGAGAACCCAAAAACAAAATGCTGGTGCCATGACTGGAACCCGGAGACACGACGACCTGGAGTCATGCGAACATACAAGCAGGTCTACGGTTTTAATTACTGTGTGACCAAAGATTTCCTGAGCGTGATAACCCAGGGGGTTCGGCACGCGGTGCAGTACCGGACTAAAGCCGAAGGTCTTGTGGATTACGTGGACGATACCACGCTTCAAAGGCTTATTTGCAAGGAGGATGAGGAATGAGAACGACAATTTGCCACAAAGCCGGATGCTATCGCCCCGCACTGTCAGGAGAGCACTTCTGCCAGCTTCACAGGGAACTGGAGAAGAACTGGGGCAAGCGCAAGGCAGTAAGAGGCAAGAGCTCTGCATGGCATCATCTGTATGCTTCCGCAAGATGGAGACGTGAGTCACGTGAATTTCTTGAGAGGTTCCCTTATTGTGCAGTCTGTGGAATGAGTGCCAGGATAGTTGACCACATCCAGCCGCACAGGGGAGACGAGCGCCTGTTCTGGGACAAGTCCAACTGGCAGCCGATGTGCGCACAGCATCACCGGGTCAAGACGCTCGCGGAAAATAATTTTCACAAGGGGGATAGGGGTATCAAAAATAATTCAGGCTCCGGAGTTGACA